TTCGATGCGTAAGACGCGCACACCGTTCGGAGCTGTGATATATGGGACTTGCACGTAGTTCGTCGAGTAGTCGTATCGGATGAATGGTGTCTGGCCGAGTAGGTACTGGTTGCGGTCGTAGGTGTTGGCTCGGTAGTTGAAGCCGGTCGCGAGTGCGTTGAACTCTTCGGCGTCGAAGACTGGAGTCGTGGTGGTGGCGTGTTTGACGAAGAACTCTTGTATCTCCATGTTCTCGACGATTGCGCGCTCATTGGCTCCGCTTGCTGGAAAGGCGCTGGAGACGAAAGTTTGTGTCGGTGCGACACCGTCGATGAGAAGTTTTGTCGGCGATGTGGAGGCGATGAAGAGGTAGTGATGGGGGATGGTCGGGTTGAACGTGCCGGCAGGTATTGTCAACTCGTAGATCGTGGCGCCTGAGATGAACTGAAATAGCGCCGAACCATCGGCGGCGCCGACGTTGACCTGGAATGCCATTTGGCCGCATTCGTAGGCCACGAAGTTTCCGGTATCGTTCGCGACTGTCGGTTTGCCAATGAAAGAAAACACGAGTCCGCTCGGTGTTGATGCTCCGCCGCCGTTTGCTCCGTATTCAACCATTGCGGCGGCCGAACCGGTGCAACCTTGAAGGAGACTCGTCGTCGGCTGGAAGGGTAGGCCAGATGTTTTCGTCAAGTTGACGCCGCCGATCTGGTCTACGAGAACGGTCGTTTCGGTTGTTTCGTTGCATTTCCAGTATCGGCGCGGACTGATGGAAAGGATTGCGGTCTGGTAGTTGTCGTCCGACACTTGCTCGGATGCAAGGAGACCTAGCGCGTCGAAACATTGGAGGGTGACTGTCGAGTCTTTTCCTGAGTTCGTATAGGTGACCGGCCATCCAGAAACGAAGCCGCGAAAAATGTCGTATGTGGTGCCGCCTGAGGTGGCGCGGATGCGGATTTGTCGTCGAGGTAAGAGTTTCCCGAAATAAGTGCCGGCGGTGTAGAACGGATCGAAGAGGCGCGAGTTGTTGGAGAGGACGACGTTTGCGGTGCCGGTGTCAAAGTCTGCGAAGTCGTCTGTACGGCCGCGACTGGTTTCGATGCTTCGGACGTATGTCGTGACGTCTGTCCAGGTGACCGTATTCGTGTACGGGGAGTCATCGAAGGCGATCTCTACGATCGGGGTCGGGATAGGCACTACTTCTTCACCTTGATCGGGATGCCAGAGAACTTCTTGTCGTACGCCTGGAGGTACTTGACGACTTGTTTGCCGATCTCGACTTCGTCGCCTACACCAGCGGAGATCGTGATCGAGTAGGAGTTGTTTGTTGTCGTGACTGATGCGCGACCGAGACGGTCGACGTCTGTTTGTGCCGCGCCTACTGCTCCGCCTCTGAAGATTGAGCCGGCAGACGTGCCGAGTTGACCTGCGACGGCTCCGACGCTTGCGAGGCCTTCGTTGATTGCGCCGACTGAGAGTGAGCCGGTGCCGGCGACAAGTTCGGAGGCGACTTGTGAGCCTGAGTCGATGCCGAGGTTTATGAGCTGCGAAAGGCCTGCCTCGGAGAGACTGAACGGTGGCGAGATGAGGGTTTTGAGATCGGTCGCGAACTTTTTGGCTTTTGCGATTTGGTCGGCGAAGAGTTGTCCTGGTGATCGGCGAGCCGATTGCGCGCTAGTGACTGCTCCTTCTGCTTCTGCTACTTCGTCAAGTGCGCGCGTATATCCGGCGATGTCTCCGGTTGCTTTTGAGATGTTGAGTGCGCGGTAGGCGTCGGCTCGTCGTTTGAGTGCCTCGGTGTAGGCGCTCTCTCCGTCTGAGGCGCCTGAGAGGGCGTTGCCGATGCTTAGGTTGCCAGATATTGCCGATGCGGTGGCGTCGGCAAAGTTGTTCATCTCGTCTTTTGCGGCCTGGAGTTTGTTGCGCGCATCTTCGAGAGCTGTGTTGAGTGTGCCTTTCAAAGTTTGACCGAGTGCCGCAAACTTTTCGCGCGCCTTTTCTGCTCGTGTTTTGGCGGCTTCTGTTTGTCGCGCTACTTCTTCAACGCGGTCGGCGTAGATCTTCGTGAAAGTGGTGTTCTGTCCGTAGATAAGACTATTGACGGCCGCGCCGTAGTCCGCCGTTGCGTTCTCTGTTTCGTTGAGGTTGTCTTTGACTCGTGAGAGCTGCTCGTCGTAGAGCCTGAATGAGCCGGCGCCTTCACCGGTGATCTCTGATGTCGTTTTGATTTCTTTGCCGAGACCGAGAGCGTTCTGTGCGGAGTTTGAGATTGAGATTGCAAGGTTGAAGAGGTCTGGTGTGATGGCGTCGGCGGCTTGTCCGGCGGCGATGATGCCGTTGTATAGGCCGCCGATCCAGTCGCCTTCTTCGGCGGCTTCGGCGGTTTTGAGTAGTGATCCGGTGACTTCGTCGACTGCTGGTATGAGTAGCGCGCCGACTGTTTCTTTGAGTTCGTTGAAACGGATGGAGAGGTTTGCGACTTTGCCGGCGGTGGTGTTGAGTGCGGCGGCGTTTGTGCCTGTGAATTGTTTGTTGAGTTCTTCGAAGGCGAGGGCAAAGTTGCCGGACTCTTTTGCGGCGGCCGATAATGGGACGCCTAGTTTGCCGAGTGCGGTTGTCTGGCCGAGGCTCGCTTTTGCGACTGCGATCGAGACAGTCGAGAGGTCTTTTTGTGTCGCGGTAGCGATTTCGGTAGATAGTGCGAGCAAAGTTTGAGCGCGTGAAACATCTCCGGTCGCGCGCACGAGTGTCGACATGGCCGGACGAAGATCGTCGTCGGCGATATTTGACGAGAGGGAGAGCTGCTTGACGAACGCTTCGGCCGATGCGGTAGCGCGGTCGGTGACTGCTCCAGTTTTTGAGATGGCGTCGCGGAGTAGAGCCTGACTTTTTTGGTCGTCGAGTGCGGCCTGGACGATCTGTTTGCCGAACCGGACGACGCTCGCGCCGGCGACGGCGTAGCCGAGTGATGAGAGTGAGGCGAGTTGTTTTTGTGCTTTTGCGAAACCTGAGAGGTCTTGTGTGGCGCGTTTGAGTTCTTTGCGTAGTGGCGCGGCGTTGCCGGTGACGGTGACTGAGATCGACTTTGCCATGTTTGCCTAGAGGTTGTACTTTCTGACGAGACCTGAGATGCGCTCGGCATAGAGTTCGGCGACTGCGTTGCGGCGTCCATCGAGTGAGTCGTAGATGAAGGGTTGTGGTTTGATGCGTCGTGCCGGCCATCCGAAATGGATTGCTCCTGCGTATGGGACGGCGGCATTGCCGACTCTTACTTTGCCGGATGTCATTGTTGCGGCCGCGCGCATCGACGAGGCGAGTGCGCCGGTGCGTACTGGTGCGGTGCGTAGCGCGCCGTTGACGACGATCTGTGCGGCTTCTAGGTGTGTGCTTTTGAGTTCTTTTTTTGTTGCGTCGCCGAGTGCTTTGAGTGCCTTTTGTGTTTCTCGAAGTCCGTCGATTTGTGCTTTGCCTTGACGGTCGGAGTCTATTCTGTAGCCGAAACTGCCTGAGCTAGGAGTTGCCATGCGTCGATCGGTTCCTTCCAATAGTCTTCCGGTATTGCCATCTGGATCATCGCTTCGAGTATTCCTGGCGGTGTTGCCAGGAGTTCTCTCGGCGCTATGTGTGTTCGTATTGCGAGAAGCGCGATCAACTCAGTCGTCGAGCGCGCTAGATAGGGTTTTCGTTTGTCTCGACTGCGATGTCGGCGAGTGTTTTGATCCATTCGTCGAAGGGTTTGATCTCGTTTCCTGAGTCACGTTCTGCGAGCCATGCGAGGAAATAGGCTTGCTCCTGTGGGAAGTCGTCTTGAAACGCTTTGCGATATGGGATTTTGTAGTGACGCTCGAAGGCGACTTCTGTTGATGGCCAGACCGGAAAGGTTCCTTCTGAGCCGTCTTTGTGCTTGACGGTGAGTGAGATCATGGTTTTATGACGTCGTTTTCGCTATTGTGCCACCTTGAAAAGTGACGCTCATTTGGGCTAGGTCGCCGACGGCACCGTTCACCGGTTGTGTAGCGGCGAGGAATGCGTTGGAGATGGTGTAGGCAGGGTTTGTCGTGCTGGTTGCGCCGGAGGTGGCTTTGACGACGATTGTTGTTGTGCCGAGTCCGATCTGGCCGTCGAGTGTTGCGGCGACTTTGTTCGGTGAGACTGCGAAGTCCTGGTTGAACGTGATCGCGACGGAGTTGTTTTGGAGACCAGAGATGAAGAGGTGGCCG